GCTCTTTTTTTCTTTAACTCCCTTTCTTTTATTTCGCGCTCCTTTTCAAGTACTTTTTGTCTTTGTTGGTCACCCTCTGAAAGCTCAATTAATTTATTAAACTTTTCGTTGTTTTTCTCGATCTCAAAATCAATTTCTTGAACTCGTCTTTCAAATCCTGAACTAGAAATATCACCTATTAACTGAAATGTTGCGGCGGCTACCTCTCCAAAGTTTTGTAAACGGTCTTCTCCTTCTTCTAACTTTTCAAACAATCCATCATAGATCGTAATTAAATTATCCCCATTGATATTTAGAGTCTCTGAGATAGCATTTGATGAGGTTATAAATATGTCTCGAACCTTAGCGGCTCTTTCTTCCTCATCTTTTACACGGTCATCACCCTTTTGTTTTGCATCATTCGCTAATAATTCTGCGTTAGCAAGTTTAACCTTAGTTAACTCGTTATCAATTGCAATTAATTGATCAGTGGTTAACGTTTCTTGCTCTAATAAGTCTTGTAAGAAGCTTATTTGATTGTCAAATATAAACTTTTGATTTTCAAGTTTTATTTGTGCTGCTTTTTCTTCTGCTTCTCTAATTTTTTCGGGGTCTGTTCCTGCTGCTTCAAACTCTGATACAATTTGCTCGCTTGCTAAATCTTGTTGTTCTTTTTTGAACCGTTCTAGCTCTTGTAATCTGATCTTTAAAGCTTCTTGTGTGGCTTTTACGCTTATATCTTGTATTTTGGCTTCTGATTCTTCATTGATTAGTATCTTCTCATCTGAAAGCAATTTTTCTTGGCTTAGTTTAAAGTCTCTTACAAAAACTGCTAAATCAATTTCTTTTTGTGTAGACTCCGCAAGTAAATCTAAACGTTCTTTTTCTGCTAATGATTGATTTTTTAAACTGTCTTGAACTGTTTTAATCTCTTGCTCTCTTTTGAATTTTTCTAGTTCAAACAGTGCTTTTCGCTCGTTTTTTATACGGTCATCAATTGCCTTTTGCGCTTCTTGTGAAACGGGCTTAGGTTTTGATCTTTCTTTCTCTCGTTCTATTTCTTTTTTAATTAAATCATCAGTTATTTTAATTTCCTGCTCTAAAGTTGATATTTCATTCTTTATTGCTTCAATATTTTTCAAACCCTGAGTGTCTCTTCTTCTTCCTCTTTTTATGGTGTTTTCTTCAGCTTCTTTTAATTTTTTATTTAATTCTTCAATTTCTATTCTTGCCCTTTTAGTACTTACGTCTATTTCTACAGCTTCCTCAAATGTTTTGCCTAAAACTTTAGCTGTATTTATAATTGATTCTAAATTTCTATTAGCTTTAAACGTAGCATCTTCCGAAATTAATGTATCAGTAGACTTTAATAAATTGTTTAATGAGTTGAATATTATCTCAAAACCCCCAATTACACCTGTTATAAATTTTGTAACTACGCTATCACCTTCTGTTATTTGTGTTATAAGCCTACCGTATGCTAATTGTGTGTTTTGTATTGCAGCATTCCATTTAGCTTGATTATTTGCTGCTTCGTCTAGAATTCCCCCAGCTTCTGCTATTTCTCGTTTAGCGATGTTTGCAACAGCTTCGACAAAGTTTGGCGTTTTATCAAGTTCTTCATTTAAAGAAACTACGGATATACCCAGGTTATCTATACGTAACTTACTTTCTTTTGATAAACCTTCCACTAATGAGTCTCGTAAACTATCTATGCTTCTACCTGTCTGTGTAGAACGTAGTGCCAAAAACTCAAATAGTGTTGCAGACTCCTTTAAGCTTATACCAAAGTTATCAAACTCAACTATCGATGTTTTAATATCTAAATCAGATAAAAGCCCCCTTGTGGACTTTCTAACCTCTTCAAATGCTGTTAAAGCAGTAGAGCCTATATTTCTAAAAGCAAATTCAACACCTTTTGCAGCGTTTGCAGCCTCAAATGCATCACGTGTAAAGTTTGCGAAAAATCTAACACCCTCCAATAAACCTAAAGCACCAATAAACCCTTTTAAAGAGCTTATTGCGCCACCTAATAGCTTAGGATAGTTTCCTACATTTTCTTGAAATTGTCCCGTAGATTCCTTTACATTCCTTACCGCCTTGTCATACCTTTTAAACTCTCGTGTAGACTGTTTTAATTCTTTTTGTTCTTGATTTGATAGCTTTATTCCTTGTGCTTTTTTAGCGTTTAAATCTTGAATAGATTTACGCGCCTCATCTCTACGCTTTGTTAATTGAAACATCGCGCTACTTTCTTTTTCAAGTGCGCGTCTTGTTCTTTGTGTGCTTCTTTCAAGAGCTTCTTTTTGCCTTCTTTGTGCTTCTGATAAAGATATTTCGCTTTTACGCGTTGCGTTAGCTGATCTTATGGCTTTTTGTTCTGCCTCTGTTGCAGCTACTGTAGCCTTTCTTTTGGCTTCCTGTTCTTGTTTTAACTTTATGTTTGTTTGTATGGCTGCTTGATTTGCTTTTTCGAGTGCAATTTGGGCTTTTACGGCGTCTTGTGTGGCTTTTGCCTCCTCTTTTCTTAGGTTAGCAAAATCTTTGTCTAGCTTTACGTTTTTAAAGTCTTTAGCTAGGTTAGAAAACTTTTGAGCAGCTTTTAATAAATCTTCTTGTGATTTAATAGCAAGGTTGATATTTTTAGACAACTCAATTCCGTAATCTAGTGCTTCTTTGGTTATTAAATCATCTCTTGTAATTGTTCCCCCTGCCATTTTTTTGCTGCTTTTCCGATTCTTTTATTATTAAATCCGCTTCTTTTTTTAGTTCGTAGTACTCTTGTACAGTTACCGTGTTTGAATCAGCTATTTTAAATCCAAAAACCCTATTTAGTTTTATTATAGTAGTTACGAAGCTGTAATTATTGTCTTTGTTTTCCTTGTTATATTTTTCTTCTAACTTTTTTATTTTAGTTAAAATTGCTTGTGTATAACCCTTGCATTTCTTTAAATCATCATCGTAATTCTCATCACTTACGACATATCCGTACATGTTTAAAATCGCCATCAAATCATCATTTCGTTTAATTGATAACCCTTGTATCGCAATGTTTAAGGCATGGTATTTACACCTATTAAACGCTATTTCGGATTGATCTTTTAATATTTTATCAAATTCATTTTGTGGGTTTAGCTCTTTGTACTCAGTTAGTATCTTTTCCCAAGTTTTATTTAAATCTTCTTGATCTCCTAAGTATTTTAAATCCCCCGTTTCAATTATTTTTAAAAACAATCTCATTGGAAGATTTTCAATACTATCATATTTCATACTTGTAAAACTTTTCGTATTTCATTTTGAACTATTGGCAAAAGGTCTTTTCTTATTGTTTCGTTTAAATTCTTTTCAGTTAATCCAAATATATCAGTGCTTAAAAGGTTTTCAAAGATTAAACCTAGTTTAGGGTCTTTTGCTCCAAAAAACACATTGCCATCCCGAATGTCTATAAAAAGACTATTTAAAAAATCCCCTGTATCAAATAAATCAAAAGGTTCACCTTGTTTTTTAGCGCCTTTGGTTATAACCTCAGTTGAAAAAGAGTAAAAACCAATTGGTTGCCCAAAAATATCGCTGCTATCTTCAAATATCTGATCGCGATTTCTCTTTATTATCTTCGTTTCTATCCTTTTTATCGCCTGATACAATATCTTTTCTATCCTGTTCGGAGTTAGATTTTTTGCGTTTTTTAAGGCTTGGTTTAATGTTGCCATCCGTTGCGATTTTATGCGCCTTTTCAAGCTCTTTTTCTCTTTGCTCTATTGGCAAGTAACAAAAAGGATAAGTTTTTTTATACACTTCAATAAATTCAGCAAGGGGGGTTTTAATCCCCTCGCTAAATTCAATTGAACCAATCATACATTTATAATGTCTCATGATTAAATGTTAGCTACTGTTAGTACATTATCACCTGTGTAAATGATTTCAGGCGTGATTTTAGGAACTAATTCAACTGTAAATCCGTTTGCGAATCCTGTGCCGATAATCTCATATAGTCCGCTTGTAGCATTGTAAGTGATCGATGTAGGTGTAACAACTGCACCTGCACCATCTTTTACGATAAAGTCAGAAATAACTAATGTAGTCACGTCATCACCACCGCAAACCAAAGTAGCATCTACATTGATCTGGGTAGCTAAAGATGTACCGACCTCAACAAGTGAAACCGCTGCAGCTCCTTCTAATGAACTAAAGGTGCTATCTAGTTTTAATATAGAAGGGGTATTTACGTACTCAAGAGGTTGTAAATAATCTACATCTACAATTATTACGGGTATATCTGCAGTAGTTGCCGTTTTAGGTATAGACACTTGTACATACACATCTTGTCCCTTTATTTTCAAGTCGCTTGTTTCAATTGCCTTATAATAATCACCCTCGTAAAATTCAAAAATCCTTAACCTTTTTCTATCAAATTTTATGATTTCAGCGTACACGCAATCTGATTGGTAAAATGTATAACGAATTTTCTTTTTTTCACTGTCAGTCCTTACACTTACATTTATTAGCTGTGTTGTCGATGCCTCTGTTGAGGCATCTTCAATTGCCTCGATTAGCGGAAAAACAAATATGTTTCCGTTTGCTATCTCAGTATCCCAGTTAGATTTTTGCTTTGCAGTTGCTTTGTCTGCAAAACTAAAATCAGGCTTTGAAAAAGAGGCTTTTCTGACATAATCTAATTGCGGACAATCAGAAGTTCGTACGTTTCCAAACGTATCTTTGTTACAATTTTCAATTGTCATTTTTTTATGTTTTAATAATTAATAATATCTATTTTACAATTATTCACTGTTAAATCAAACTCAACACGTATTGCATCCCAAATGTCAGTTGTAAAATGTTTGTCTCCGTTTGTTTCTGTATTCCCATAATTTGGAAACTTAGTTAAACGATACAAATTGCCTTCTGTATCTCTGTTGATGCTTGCTATTTTAGTACCTTTAAACGACTTTAAAACGTTTTCCAGTAAAGGGATTAATATTTGGCTATATGTGTTCTTAAAACGCCTCTCATTAAGCCAACTAACCTCCTTGTTTCTTACTGCTAAAATCAAAGTCACACTACTTTTTAATTGCCTTTCACTGTAATTATGTACCTCTGTATTTGGATATACAAGCCATATAAGAGGGTAAATACTGCTTTGATTTTTAGTTGCCTTAATGTAGGCGTTTAAATGTTTCTCATCACCAAAACTAAAGGTTGGCTTAAAAGAGCTTGTACCCAGTACCACATCGGGTAGTGTGTCAAATATTTCTTTCAATCTATCCTCTAAAACAATCATACATTAAACCTGTTTTGGTTTTCAAATGGTTTTGGTTGCCAATCTGCATATTTGTCTGTAACTAAATTATTCTGGTCTTTAATAAACTCGTATAACGACCTTTCGGGGTTATCTACTCGATAATAATCTATGCCTATAATATTCATGTGACCATATATGTATGATACATTGTAGTAGCCCCCAATCATTAAATCATAAAAAGACCTCCATGCCTTTGTGGACTTAGTGATGTTTGTCTGAATATTAGCGTTTGATGGTATTTCTTTTTGAATACCCACGCCTGAATAGCTTTGCGAATCATCCTGTAAATAGTGATAGTATGTGTAATACGCTATAAATGATTGATAAAATTCTTTACCTTCAAATGTTACGTCTTTAAAACGAATACCTCTAAAATTTACTGTCTTGTCATTTATTACATATTCTAAACCATTCAATAAATAATCCCATTTGACGTCTGCAGTGACTTTTAAACCATTTGGTTGTGTTGAGTCTAATTCACTTGTGAACTCTTTAAACAAGTTGAAGCCGAGTGCGCTAATCAATATTTCACGCTCATATTTTAAAATAAAAGAATCTATATTGTCTTTTACACCTGTTAGTGTATCTGTTATATCTTCTTTTGCATGAGGTATAAATACCTCTGAAAATTCAAAATATGAGCGATCAATTATTGACATTACTTCTCTTCTTTAACTTGTTTTTCTTTTTTAGTTGATTTTGATTTTTTAGCTATGATTTCAGCAATGTTTTTTGACACTCTTACTTTCTTGCCTTCAAATTCGATTTCAACCGTATTATCCTTGAAATATCCCATTTAATTAAGGTTTATCAATTGCTGCTATTGCAGTTGAGAATGTTCCACTTACAAAAGCTCCGTAATGATTATTTGCTACCCAGTGTACACAACTTGCTTCTGCTAAAACTGTATGTATGTTATGAATAAAGTTCTCGTTTATGTAACCTAAATCAAACTCAATATCTTCATACATTCCGAAGTTTGAGTAATTAAAATCACCAACTAAAAATTCTCCTAATGTTACACCGATGTTTGTTATAACTGGAACCCCTTTTATTAATAATCCTGAAGATGACACAAAAGGCGGTAGTGTGTAATGACCCTCGGTAGTCTTCTCCAAGTCCATTGATGTTGCATCAGAAGGATGCAATACAATGTAATTTGAATTATATAAATTAATATCAACTTGATCGATAGCAACTCTTAATACATCTGTTTTATTTGCGTTTTGTATACTTTGATAAAAAGCCCCTGTAGGACTCACATCAAAAGGTGTTGCGTTTTCAAGAATCCCTGTTAAATTGTTTCCGGTTCCGTCTCCTGATAACACTTGTGCATCAATTCCAAGTAAAATGTCTCTGCGTAACATTCTATCGATAAATTGCCTAGCAAAAGAAACTCTATTAAGCATTTCACTAGTGGCATTCGCAAAAACTGGTATCTTCTCCGCGTTTGCTCTTCTTACAACTAAGTCAGATGAAGCTTGCGGTTTAGAGGCTCCTTCTGCAATAAATGAAGCCCCACCCTGTCTGTTTGTTTCTTCAACCCATTCTACTGTAGGTGAATCTAAAGACCATGTAGTTACGAGGTCTGTAATAAATGGCTTTCTACTAACCTGTTCTACGTAACCTCCAATTCTTTGGGCTTGTGGCACTAATCCTCCTGTAATACTTGAAGATATAGATATGTCCGTTGGGACTTTTAAAATAAGCCTTTCAGCTCTTTTGTTTTTAACATCTTTCAAATAACCATCAGTAACTTTTTCTTTTATTTGGTACTTTAAGTCGTTGTTTTTTTCGTTATAAAAGCTTTTCTCTTTAAGCTCTTGTATAACCTTCCCTTGCTCGTTTAAAGATTTAGTTTGGTTTTCAAGCTCTGAGTTAAAATCTTTAATGCTTTTGTTAAGTCCGTCAAGATCATTTTTTGACGCTTTTGTTTCTAGTTGTTTAGTAATTGCTTCTTGGCTCTCATTCAGCCCCTTTGCAATTGCTTCAACATTTAAATCTATTGTTTCCATTTTATATATTTAAATGGGTTAAAAATTGTTTTAATTGCTCTTGAGTGTCATTAGACGGCTCTTTTATGACTTCATTAGTGGTGTCTTTTGACGGCGACTTAATGAAGCTTTGTAATACTTTTAGTTTATCTTCTATTTTAATGAAATACTCGTCAGTGTAGTTACCTTTCTGTAACTTCATTGTTAGTAAATCAATCTCAGTTAGTATGTCGTTTTTGCTCTTTATACCTAATAGTGGTGTTTTATCTACAGCACCGTACAAGACTGTACTGTATTCATATTGTTTTATCTCTAAAAAGTCAAAACCGCCTTTTTCATTCTCTTTAAACTTATCCTTAATTGGGACAAAACCATGTGAATGTTCTAGTGTTTGGCCGTTTTCTGCGAAAAACTTATAATCTTCAAATAGATTCCTGCCTATTTCTTTGTTGAGGTTTAATTTAGATTCAATTATACCCTGATCAGCATATTTTTTAACTGGCACACCCACAACGCTATTAGTACTCAAGTCATGGTTAACTATGTGATATTGCTTCCCATCCTTCCAAGTCTTATTTAAAGCCCCTTTCATCATCCTATCGTTGTCACTATCGTAGTAATCAAAATCAGTGATTTTAATTGTTACAATACCCTTTTCATTAGATATATCTTTAACCTGATGTTTTGACGTTTTAACTATATAATTATTCATTGTTAATAGTTTTTTCGGTTATTTCTAATTCATGCAATTGAGATAATTTTAAGGCCTGGTCTTTTTCGACTCCTAATCCTAAAAGATTATTTAGTACATCTATTTTCTTCTGCAATGTGTCTAGCTCTTTATTTTTTTCTCTTTGAAATATTGGCAAGTGATCGTATTTTGCTATCAATTTGCTGCCCTCTTCTTTTAAAAACTGTGTAGTTAATGAGTTTGTAAAATCCTCCATTTCAACTGATATAGTATTTTGATAAAATGATATCTCAGATTGCAATTGATTTTCAAAGGTTGACTTTTTAGGGTCATATTTAAGGCCGTCAAGTGGTATGCCCATACCTAATACAATCTTTTCAGCGTCTTTAATAATTGAGTCGTCTAATCCTAAATCAGAAAGGGGTATGTGTAATGATTTAACGTCTAAACTAGTACCTGTGACTATGTTTCTACTTCTACCAACTCCAAGACCATAATTTCCGTTTAATCTGTTTTGTATATCTTCTTTTTCTTTCAGGCCTAACAAATTATGTTCTTTTCCTATGTCTGTTATTAAACGATCTCCATTTTGTGGTATGATTCTGTTTTTAGCATCGTAAGATTTATCGATAGTAGTAATTGGCTTTTTTAAAGCGTCCAACCTCGATGGAGAGGTTAACAAAAAATCGTCACACAATCCATTTGACAAGTCATAAAACGGTATTATATCTTCTGTATTTACTTTGATCTTTCCTTGATCGCAGTTGTATATAAAGTCATAATCTATGCTTTCATCATTGAACAACATAGGAGTTTTTGAACCCGTTTTATACTGTATGCAAGAGCTATTTAAATTGTATAACGAAGTGCTTTCACTAATTCCAGTGCCTACACTAGATTTATTGTAAACGTAAACAAACCCTAAAGCCTTTTTATACCAAATAAAAGACTTTAAAAACTCGTTTCGAGATTGGTAAGGGTTAGGGTTTTCAAGTAGTTGAATTATTGGGTGTTCTTGTGTAATTTCACCATTTGACTTTTCTACGTAGAAATTAGCATTTGCAAACCTTTCAGCTATATAGTTTATAGCAGGCATTAATATAGGGTTTGTCCTAGCTACATTTAGCTTATCGGATAAATCAGGCCATTCACAATTGCCATTACCAATCCAATAATAGTTATTACCGCTCCGATCCCTCTCGTAAAAGTAATTAGTTAGTTTGCTGAATATTCCCATGTTTTTTCAACAATGTTTTTTTTAATCGGTCTTGATATGGTTTGTACCTGTCTATTTCATTGTTTAAAGGATTCACATTATTATCCTTTAATTCTTTAACATTTTTAATCAATTCCATTTACAAATGTAAGTAAATATTTTATTGCAATTACAAATTAGATTTTTTATTAAAATAATTGCATAAAAAAACCCATTAGATTTACTCTAATGGGTTAACAGGGGTAGGGGGCATCGGTTTGCTTAGCGGTACTCTATTTTTTAAAAAAGGGCGTAAAACAACAACAAAAATACGCCCTTAAACTAGCTATGAAAAAAATCAGTAAACAAATATAATCAGTTGCTATGTCTTAATTTAAACAAATATTGGCCAAATATTAATACACCTATTTATAGGGTTATGTCAAGGTATCTTTTTAGGTACATTAAAATATACCTCATTGCGTCAAGTGCGTGGTCATTCTTTTTGATTGGCCTTTCTAAATTCATACCCTTTATAACTTCCCATTCGTACAACTCATATTCTTTTCCTAAGTTTTTACTTTCCTTGGTGTATATTAT